TTGAAGATACGCCTGTCGTTTCCGCTGCAGAGATCAACGCGATGGGCAAGAAGGAGCTGCTGGAGCTGGCCGTGGAAAACAATGTCGAAGTGAACGACAAGTCTCCGGTGCCTGTGCTGCGTAATGCACTGATCAAGGCGCTTGGTCTTTAACCAAAGAGGTGTAGTCGATGACATACACAATGCAACAGGTAGTCGATAAGGCGCGGAATCCGCTCAATGATGCGGACAAGGCGCGCTATGCCGACACCGAACTGCTTGGGTATGCCAACGATGCAACGCTTCTTTTGCGTAACAAGCGGCCGGATCTGTTCTTTGGGATGTATGCCTCGGCGATTACGGCAAAGACGATTGATGAAGCCTTCCCGCTGGATGATGCGCTGGTCCCGGCAGTGTGCGACTACGTTACTGCCAGAGCCGAATCAAAAAATGACGAGAGCGTGCTGTCCGAGCGAGCGGCTATTTACTTTGCGCTGTTTAAGGGGCAGGTGCAATGATCGTCCCATTCACTAATCTATACGACGAGGTGCTGCCAGATGTGCCGGGCGTACCAGTAGCCGTTGCGCTGAACGCCATCCGTAATGCCTGCATAGAGTTCTGCGACCGTAGCAAGATATGGGTGGTCGACCATGACCCGGTAGCGGCAATAGCCGAAGAGTCTGTTTATCAGTTCGAGCCTCCCAATGGGGCAGTTGTGTGCGGTGTATCTACTGTGCGCTTCGATGGCGTTGATATTGACCCAACGACCCAGCTTGACCTGCGCAGTAAATACAGCGACTGGCCCAGCATGACCGGCACGCCGCGTCGTTACCTGCAAGAAAATACCGAGGAGCTGATCTTGTTCCCGAAGCCGGCCGCAGCGCTGGCCGACGCGCTGACCATGAAGGTAGCGCTCAAGCCAACTCGAAAAGCAACAGGCATTGAGGGATGGATCGTTGAGAAGTTTTCGGAAGAGTTGGCGCATGGGGCGAAGGCGAAGTTGTTTGCCATGCAGCAAAAGCCATGGACAAGTGCGGAACTGTCCGGCTATCACGCCGGGAAATTTGAGAGCGCAATCGATGTAGCGAAGTTGGCAGTAGCCCAATCTCTCGTAAAAGCAAGGCTGCGCACAAAAGCGCAGTTCTTTTAAGGGGAAAGTATGTCCAAGAACACACAACTGTCAGATGTTGCTGCGAATGCAGAGGCCGATGCTATTGGGCGACTTCTGGACAACGGCTATCTGCGCATCTATGACGGTGCGCAACCGGCAGATGCCGACACAGCCGTAACCACGCAGAACCTTCTGGCAGAACTTCGCTTTGCCGCTACATCTGCCCCGGCTGCTTTAGGCGGCGTGCTGACATTCTCCACTATCGCGGCAGTGGTTGCGGCGGCGACAGGTACGGCGGCTTGGTTCAGGGCATTGAAGTCTGATGGCACCAGTGCAGTGTTCGATGGGTCTGTAGGCGCATCGGCGGCAAATATGATTCTGGCTGCGCTGAACATTCAGGCGGATTCCCAAGTGAGCGTAAGCAACTTCACTTACACGGCGCAGAAGGCCGCGACAGGGGTTTAACGATGTCAGGAGAGTCGGGGGGCGAACTCGACGCTTCGATGCTTAATGTGGCGATGCTGGATTCAGCGCCCGGCATATTCGCTCTTGAGGTTGGTTCGAGTGGGTTGTCGACATCAGATTCTTCGACTGTGTTGGTGTTCGCAGCTTCTGGCGATGTGGCAGGCGTAGGAACGGTAGACCTCGATGCGCTGCTGGCGTTCATCGCTCAGACCGAATCAGGCGGTACCGGCGCAGTGAACGTGAGTGCATTACAGGCGTTTGCTGTAGCGCAAGTAGAAGTTGGTGGGGCGGGAGGTGTGGATCTCGACGCATGGCTTCAAATGCTTCACGCACAAGGCGACATTGCCCATTTAATGGGGCATATCTCAGGCGAAGAGCGGGTGATCATGGTTTACAGAGAGCATCGCACACTGAAGCCGGAAGCTGACGGATTAGGTGCAATCGAAAACAAAGATAGGGCGGTAACGATATGAGCATACCGATTTACAGCAAGCAGCCTGGCGACACAGTAGATGTTGACATCGATCTGTCTGACTGGCTCCCATCTACAGACACGGTATTGACCGCCGTAGCTTCTGCAGAAACAGGGTTTACGCTCGGTGAAACAAGCATCAACACGACCACCAAGATCGTCAAGCAATGGGTATCTGGCGGGACGACAGGCAGCCGCTACAAGGTGACACTGACCATAACCAGTGTCGAAGGCCGCATCAAAGAGGTCGATTTCTACATCAAGGTAAAGGAACTCTGACATGGAACTATTTTTGAATCGAGTGTTTGCGACACTTGCTGCCGGCATTGACGATGCTGTAACGAGCGTTTCCCTCACTACAGGACACGGAGCCAGATTCGGAACAATTGGCGCTGGTGATAAAGTGCGGATTGTATTCCTTGATGCGGCGCTCAATGTGTCGGAAGTCGTGTATATGACGGGAATTTCTTCTGACACGGCGACGATTGTGCGCGGACAGGACGGCACTACTGCCACAACGCACGCAGCAGGCGATAGGATCGAAGCCAGGATCGGGAAAAGCACGATGGCATCGATGTCTCAAAAGGCGTCAGCAGGAAGCGACGCAATAGCTGAGACTCACGCAGCCACAAGCAAGGCCACGCCAGTAGACGCTGATGAGTTCCCTATTGCAGACAGTGCCGCCGCCTTCATTTTGAAGCGCGTCACATGGGCGAATCTCAATGCCACTCTTAAGACTTACTTTGACACTTTATACGCTTATCTTGGAGTAACCGCAGGCAAGGCCCAGCAAGTAGACCAAGCCGTAGCTGCCACAGTCCGTGCCGCGACTACCGACCTAACGGGGGAATCACTCGAAGGCACTCTCTCCGACACAGGCGTAGCCATTACCGCATTTCACGGTGTCGCAGGGATAACCTACAAACGCAAATGCCTCGGCGCTGGAGATATTACCGCAGGGGCAGGGCTGACTATCCTGCAAGGTGGAGCTACTATCCCCACAGCGGCAGGGGACACCTTCGAGGTGTACCTGCTCACCGCGACCACTTGCGAGGTGAGGAACTACCAGAGAGCGATTGACCCGAAGACAGCAGAAATTGCTAACACTACGGCGAATACAGCTAATACTACAGCAAACAATGCATTGGCAGGCGGACATTACGGGCAGACTTGGCAGCCTGTTACGCGCACAGCCGGAACAACCTATTACAATGTGACAGGGCGACCTATCATTTTGCGAAAGTCATTCGATGGTTCAGGAGCTACCATTCGGGTTACTATTTCAATTAACGGCGGAACACCTTTCGATTTTGCTAGACATAGTTCCGGGAATGCCGCAACCCCGCAGATTGTTGGAAACTGTCTAATACCAAATGGTGCATCTTATTTGCTTACAGAAACTTCAGTAGCAAGTGGTGTTTCAACCGAACTTCGTTAAAGGAAAAAATAATGGCACTACATAAAGACAGCAACGGTCAAATCCACGACGACATGGATGGGGCGGCTTTGCATCTACTCCCCGTAGGTTGCGTTTTGATAACGCAAGCCGAGGAGGACGCATTGCGCGCGCCTACGCCGGAGCAGGTGAAAGAAGCCGCCATCGCAGCTATCAAAGGGCGCATAAATGCACTTGAGCAATCACAGTCCAGAGCGATGCGGGAAGTCTTACTGGGCGGCCCGACCGATAGGCTGGCAGCATTAGAGGCGCAGATTGCGACAGAACGTGCAGAGCTGGTAAAGGCACTCGCATGACCTACCCCCTCAAAGCCCTAGCCTCTTTCCTAATCACGCTAACCGCCTATCTGCTCAACTGGCTGTTTGCGCTGTTCGTCCGACCTGATGGCAATCTCCCACGCTGGCTCAAGTGGTTTCAACCCTCCGATAACCTTGCTATCGGTGACGCGTTGTGGAAAGCGGAGCATCCAGACTACAGCGACTATATGCTCGCCCTGACTTACATGAACCGCAACCCTGCACAGGGCTTTGACCAGCTCCTACAAGCTAATGTGTCAGAGACGACTCCTGTAAAGGTGCGAGGCAATCTCTATATCAGAGATGGCGCAAAGGGCGTGGGCGGCTGGTATCT